ATCCGCCAGCGACTTCCATCTGCCCGTTCGTCAGGGCAACTGGAACGCTGTTGGCGAACGCTGGATCAACTGACATCGTCATGGTGGGCGCGGCTGCTGAACATGCCAGCAGACAACGAACACCTGGGAGGGCATAGACGACTCCATTTAGCAGGAGAGTCGTCGCACCGAGAAACACTGACTGAAGTGGCATCTTAGCTCCTATGTCGGATCAGTAGCCGAGCTACCAGAATCCCGAGAATCAACAACACGACCCAGAGACTCATTCCTGCTTTTCAGGAGGAGCTGACTTGATTTTCTTGCCGTCCTTCTCGACGGACTTTTCAGCATCAGCAGCAGCTTCCGCAGCCTGCGCCTGAGCAACCTGGAAGTCATGCATCTGCATGTGGGCAACTACGTTCATGTAGCCACCAGGGTTGTTCATCTTCGCATCGATGCCGACTTCCGACATCAACCATGCCTTACAAGTCTCAGACTCAATCTCATGGGTTTCCCAGTTCTGCACGGGTATCGTGGGCTGCAAAGCCTCTTGACCCGGATTGGTTGGGTCTGGTATCCCTGTAGGAGTGGGCTGACCTTGTATAAGAACCGAGATTTCCCAGAGCTGCTTACTTCTGACGTCGTCGCCTGGGATATAGAGTTCCGGGAATCCGATGACAGAAGCAACGAGCCCGGAATTCTCCGGGTGGCCAATGACCGCATCGACCATCTCGTTCTTCATGCCAACGAGGTTCATGATGATGTCACGCTTCTGAGCCCAGGAGATTGGGAACGCCTCGTTGACGTCCGGTTCAACCTGTCCAACCTTCCCCTGCATCTCAGCACGCTTGATCCAGACATTGATGAAGGAGTTGCCCTTCTTCTCAACGTATTTCTCATCATCCTTCATGTTGGTGGCGAAGGACCGGACGGATTTTGACATCACGTCCGCCCACCACATCTTGACGTTGAGCCAGCACAGATTCAGGCGCTGGAGAGCCATCGAACGCGACTGCTCATACTCACGCGCTGTTCCACCGCCGCCTTCCATCGCACCGCCCCAAATCGTGGGGAATGCGCCGGAGACGAACTGACCAGCCTGGGTCATTCGGTCTGCGAATGTGTCAACTTCCTGACTCAGCGCTGATGTTTTGATGGTATGGAAGCTTGAGTCAAGGCCCATTCCCGCTCTGCTCTTAGCCGGATAAAGCATTCCAGGACGGGCTTCTGATTTCGAATACTGGTCAGAATCGATAGCATCTGACTCGTAGAAAGTCTCAGGAATACCGAACTCCACCGTCTCGAGAGTAAGATTCGTGAGTTCGTTCGTGATGTCCTGGATGGGAACGAGCGGCTGAGCCATCGGGTCAGCGTGGACGAACATCGAAGTCGCGTCAATGGTGCAAGTCCAATGGTCGTCGAGCTTGTCCGGAACAGCTTCAACGATAAGATCCTCTACTTTGGCGATGTAAACGCCATCCGGGTAGAGGCCGATGAGGTAATCGATGTCCTCTTGCTTGTTGACACCGAGCTTATTGAAGGCCCAGGGGCGAATCCATGAGCGCTTGAAGGCGCACAGGTCGCCCGGCTCATCCCCGCGATAATCAGCGTTCTGACGGGCCTGTCTTTCGTAAGTCGTCGAGGAACCTGAGGGGCTGATCTTATCGGCCACCTCTTTGTAGATGCTCTGGAGATATGGGACGCTCTCGTCCGTTTCCAGGCTCAAATATGGCGTCTGAGCCTGAGTGGTGCACCAGTGCGGGAACTTGACGTGCAACCCGGAGAAAACCTCAATCGTCTCATGCGACTTGGGGTCATCCGTGTGGCCCACGAGCCTCGGGACGACATCCTCGAAGTCCTCGTGGTCAGCAACGATCGTATTCCCGCACTGAGGGCACTGCTCTTGAGCAGAAGGGGGCGGCGGTAAAGTGTTCATGCTCTGAACACTTGCCGGTCCTGGTGGTATACCCGGCTCCGTCATGGGAGGAGCAGGCATCTCACCCATTTCCTCGAAGCCAGCCGGTTCAACAGGAGCAGGAGGTGGTGGTGCATCGTATTCGTCGTTCGCCAGCATATAGCCGCAGGCTGGACAGAACTCTTGACGCGTTACGATGGGGACATCAACGTGAATTTCACGTTTCACCGTCCCAAACTGGGTCGTATCCTTGTTTTCGTTGTAGGCGAACGCTGTGCCGAAGTTGTAGATGTAGAAAAGGGCCTTGATGAAGATTAACTGACCCTTATTTCGCTTTTGGATCAGTGTAGCCAACTTTGAGTAAGCTTTGGCAGTGAAAACGTCATCCTGTGAGTCCGCATCATCAGGGAAAAACTGGACATAAGGCAAACCCGCTGACAGAGCAGAGATAATTGCCTGTCCGTGAGCCTTGTAGACGTTAACAATCTTGGCGTAAGCCGCCGGGTCGATGTTGAGCTCTTTATTTGTGAGCGCCATCTCCCCCGGAGTGCGCCAATCCGACGAGATTTCGTCCCAGATGATATACTGGCGGTCACGCCAGTAGTTTTCCATCTTTCTCCAGACCTTGACCATCTGTTCACGGACATTTTTCTCCGGTTCTTCAAGGTCTTCGATGAGTTGGGACAGTAATCGGCCCTCGCGGGTCTCGTGAAACTTCATCGGCTCTTCTGGAGTCGACGAAGCAGCCGGGACCATGCCAGCTTCAGGAGGAATCATCTCCTGGAAGTCGGTAGCGGCGGGCGGATCAAGAACTTGCTGCATCAGGCTCGTCCTTCGTCAGACTTTCACTGCTTGTAGCACCCGCAATATTGACGCCTTCCGCTCTCTTGCGCCAGTATTCTTCCGTTTGGTCCGCTTGAGCCTTAGCGACTCGACTCTGGAGAGCTTCAAACGGCTCACGAGACTTCCGGATGGGTTTGTGCTCTGTGGCCACGGCCCCAGCTATGGGAGCGGGCACTACAAGACCCATCCGAACCTGGTAAAGCTCGATTTGAGCCTTAAGATACTCCATCTCGTTCTCAAGGAGCAGGCACTTTCCCTGCTCGTGTGCGCTCCTGGCGTCTGATAACTGACCCGCCGACTCAGCCTCGATCAAACGCGCGCGCGATGCAGCCACTTCCGACTTGAGCTGGTCGTTATAGGCCACCAGTATCTGGTTCTTTTCGTGTAGGTCCACCGTAAGCTTTTGATGGTGTCGGAATGACATGAGCCCGAGGAAGCCCAGAAGCGACGAAATGACGCCCCCTGTTCCTTCCACGGTGGATACCGACGACTTTTCGCTGTTCTGCTTCAATCTTTCCCATCTGTCGATAATAGGTGTTCCAGTCGCCGGTCTTTTCGAGGCGCTCTGAAACTGCCGAGAGTTGTGCGCGTTTGGTAAACTCTCTCTTTGAGATGCGGACGAATCGGTCAACCGCCTTGAGGAGATACCTAACCCCGTCATAGGGGTCGTCCCCCGGATGTTCCTCGGTTCCCCTCCACTCGGCGACATCCTCGGTCGGTCGTCCATCTTTTTCCTCGTAAACGCACAGGGGAATTGCACGCCTTAACTCTGCACAACTTCTCGTAATCTGCAACCGAGGGAGGTTCGTCTCCGGAGCTTCCGGCTCGAACATCCTGTAGTACTCAGCTGCCTGCTCCAACCCCTGATTCCGCATGATGTAGTCGAAGGTCTCTTGCTTGTAACCTTCGAGCGGAACGTATCGGGGTGGTCGCGGCTGCCATCTCAGGAACTCCTGGACCAGCATTTTGCCACCGATGCGGTCGTTATCAGCGAGTTCCCAATCTGACCAGCCCGTGCTCTCTATAACCTGCTCAAGTATCGTCTTGGTTCCACGCTTCTGTTGAGCTGAGGGGTCTATTACCTTCGCAACGATGTTATCTAGTTCAAACTGAGAAGCACGTGCGATGTCGGCAGCCCAAACTGAAACATCCTGTCGATTACGGCAGTATTCCCGGTAAAGAAAAGCCCGTGAGTCTGGTGCAATCGCAGCCCATCCCGCCCATGTGTGAGCTGAATAACCCCAGTCAACAGCAAGCACACGCGGCCACCAGTATGGCGGCTCGAAGTCTGCCACGACGTGACAGGCATTACTAGGTTCATCGGGATACGGTTCCTCACGATACTGGTCAAACACCTGACCCGAGAATGACCACCAGTCACCATCGAGCTTAGCCTTCTGCTCAGCGAGGGGAAGTAAACGCAACCGGTTGATATAACCGGGGTCCTTCTCCATCAGATGCGGATTATCCGTCAGCTTCGCTGGGATAAATATCCGCTTGCTCTGAGCAATCTCGTCGTATAGAATTGTGCGCCCCTGCCGAGCAGGAGCTACAAACCTATCTCTGACCCAGGCGTGCCCAATGTTGCCCGGATTCGTCGCACTCCTAATCAAAGGAGGAACGCCGGTGAGAGTTGACCGGACTCTGGAGGTTATGTAACGATACATAAACTCCGTAAAGGCCGTTAACTCATCGAACCCCGCGTAATGATACTCAGCCGTGTCGTGGTCGCGCGCGTCTTTGTCTTTGTCGAGATATGAGAACCTTACGACTGCGCCCGATGGAAACGTCCAGTAGTGCTTCGTGTCGTTATAAGTCGCCCCGAGGTATTTGTAGAACTCCTGAGAGCGAGGTATCAGCGATTCTTCAAGTTGAGGGAAAGTCCTTCTAAACAGGATGCCATTAAATCCGGGAATCTCGTGAAACCCGTAAACGACTGGAAGCATCAATAGAAGTTCGGACTTTCCCCCTCCGGCTGCGCCGCCAAACATCGCCTCGAAGACTGTCCACGGAGTCTGCACAAAGTCCGCTTGGACCTGGTGAGGACTCCATAGTTTCTCAGCCCTCGAGGTGACCTGAATCATGCCTTGTTATAACCCTCGACCCCCCGCGCATCTCGGTCCATCTTGCGCTTGAGGAGCCAGAGGAGCGCCTCGTCGAGCTTCGTGATCGCCAGGGAGTTCTCACGACAGGGGAAGCTCTTGTTGAACCCGTCGATTGTGTTCCTCGCCCACTCGATGACTTCATCAATCTGGCAGCCGTTGACGCCGACTTCCTTGATGGGGCCATTCTGAATCGTGAAGGTGACAACCGGCCACTCCTCGACGATGAACTTGTTCTCCATGTCAGTTGATGGGCGTTGGACGATTCGGGTCGTCTCCGGGGTAGCCCTTGTCGTCGAGTCGCTCGACCTCCACGCCGACCCAGGTGCCCGGCGCGTATGCGACAACGATGCTCGACTCGGATTCCGTCGCTTCGATGCTCAGTTCACTCCAGAACAGAAGCGAGCCATCGAGAATTTCAATCGACTTCGCCTTGATGTTCCGTTCGTTGCCGTTCGAGAGAAGCACATGATAGTTTCGCACGCTGACCTCACTTACGTTATACGGTTACTGGTAGTGAGACGGGATGGCGAACCCTGGAGGAAACTCCATCCCGTCTCGTCGTGCGCGTCTTTGGACCGGTTCGATGGCCTAGAACGTGTCCTGAACGACGCCCGATTTCTTGGCCTTTGATGCAGTGGAGAAGGCCGCGATGCCAACCCCGTCACCAGCGACCCACGCGCCTCCGTCCCAGCTCGCGTGCGACGCGTCGCCGAGCACCACGTGTTCTCCCACGAGCCATCCGCTGGCCGGGGTCGCGACGATTCCAACCATCGAGGCGAGGTCCACCGGAGGCGTCGCACCACTCGGGGTGAACGAGCCGGGGTTTCCCGCTGTCGCTCCAGTTGCATCGATGGCTTCACTCGGCGGCTCGACGACATCTTCCTGGAACACGCCCGTCGCGCGCGCCGCATCCTCCGACAGAACGAAGCGGCAGATACGAGTGACCATCTTCTGAGCTTCCGGTGGGTCGGCCTTCGCCTTCTCGAGGTCGAACTCCTTCTCACCGTAGATGGCTTCCCGTGTCGTCTCAACTTCGAGGACGTGGTCGCCGTGATAGGCCTTGCCTTCACCGTTGCGCCCCATGTCCACGATGGCGAAGCCCGGCCCCGTGAGCTTCTTAACCCTACAGGCCCCTGCGAGTGTTCCGTCCACGAATTCCATGTTCTCTCCTATCTTGGTCTACTTACCCACGACTGTGGGGCGTATCCCGCGACCAACCACAGAAGGAGGATGATTGCGAGAATGATGATGATGACCGTCTGCGCGTTTGCAGGAAGCCCCGTCATCGGGAGCATGAGTCTCACACAGTAGAGCGCCAGGATAGCGACTAACACCCAAACTAGCAGCAATACCATATGAGGCTCCTTACGTTATGCCAGCACCATCACGTCGAGCGCGCGTGGTCCCTTTTCCGCGAGCTTCCATTTGAACTCGACACGATCTCCGACCTCAAGCTGGCGAAAGTCCTTCGGTGACTCTTTCGCGAGCGAGGTCCAGTGGAGGAAGTAGTCCTTGCCGTCAGCTCCCGTGATAAAACCGTAACCTTCACGCAGCTTCTTGATTGTGCCCGAGAGCGTCTCGTCCGACATTGTGATTTCCACGTTCCTGTTAAACGGGAGTGGTTCGACGGGTGGAGTATATTTAGCGCGGTGCATTTACGTTGATGGTCTCGTATTGAGACTCTTCCTTCATCTCAGGCTTCCAGATGTGGAAGTGAACGCCGTTGTTGATTGCTTGTTCCTTGGGGGTGGTCTTGTCTACGACGGTAGCAAGATCACGGCTGACTTTGGCGAGCTTGGTAACGTCAGCAATCTTTTCGAGCTTCTCGTGGGTAATGAGGCCAACGGATGAGATGAGTCGATCAAAGGCCAGGTCACGGACTGTTTTCTTCTGGAGTCCAAGCTCGTCGACGAGAGCCTCATCCTGCTCGCCCGCCTGTTTCTTGACTTGAGAGAGATAACCATGACGCAGCTCGTGTGAGGTATCTGGTCCACGACCGAGGAGGTTTCCAGCCCGCCTACCACCGAGGAGAACTCCCGCGAGTCCAAGCGTTGCGCGGTCCTTCGTGGACATCAGAGGCCCATGTTGCCCGCGTGCGCGCTTCACGTTCAGGAGGCTCTTGAGCGCGCCCTCGCTGAACTCCTCTGGTGTTTCCGTGACGGATGGGGCTTCCGTGTTCTTGTGCGCGTCTGATGGGATCGGATGGGACCCGTTCCCGTTTGGTCTCTCAGGTCGAGTCGAAGACGAGACGGGATTGATTCGAGAGAGAACTCCGGTGGAGTTGTTCACCCGACGTGCTGCTTCCTTACGATCAATGAACATGGCTTCTCAGTCCGTGGAGATTATGCGCACGTATGCACCCACGCGTGAGTATAGCAAAGCCCCGACGGGAAGTCAAGCCCGGTTTTGCTAAGGAATTTAATGTTCATGCTGTGAACAGTTCTCTGCCGTATCGAGTTTGGTTCTGTTATTGGTTCTGGGTATAGGGGTCCTGGATTATAGGGGACCCATTTTCGTTTTTGGACAGGCATATAGGTGTTGGCTGCCACCCCCCTGGAGTATAGTATGGGACCCGCTGATACTGGTGGTGGGTATGGGTAGGGGTGGGGGTGATACTGGGAGGGGGTATGTCTGTCCGTCCGTTCCCACAAAAAATAAGCTACTAACCAAAAGTAAGCTACTAACAATCTGTGTTGTATTGACGTCCATACAACCATACATGCTCGCCCTGGTCGGTAGGGCGTCCCATGCCGGGCGACCTGGTATCGGTAGGGGAGCGGGGGGCATCGTGTTTCGGCGGTATGGGGAGCAAAAAAAAGTGGTGAGAACTGCATTATTCGCTTGCACTGCCGGGGGCGTCTTGCTATACTTATCAAGTCGGGCGAATGAAACGCGCGACACGGCGGTCGGGTCCGACACCCGGCGTTCTTTGACAACTGAAGAGGTAGTATGAGCGAAAAGAAATTCGACTTCGACTTCCGCTGGAAAGACTCCAGCGGAGAACTGGTCGCCGACAAGACGGCCATCACCCCGGATTCTCCGCTTTGGGAGAACGTCCCCGAGAAGTTCCGTCCTCTGGTGACCGAAGGCGGTCTCACGGCGTCGGTCGGATCGGTGACTGCTTCCGCGAAAGTGGAAGACGGAAACGGCAAAAAGTCGGAAAAGACGGCGATCACGTCTTACGTCCGACTGGAAGCGGAAACTCCACAGGCTGCGCTTTTCCTGATGGACAACCGCATGAAGGCGACCGACGACGGCGCCGGAGTGCTGACCCGCTTCAATTACGGGTTCGACTTGACCGCTCGCGGTGAAGTTCGCAACCCGCTGCTCCAGAAGCTCGAAGGCCCGGAAAAGGCAATCGAGCGGGCCATCAAGGGCCTGATGGGGATCCCGGGGATGACCGGGGCGAAGGCCCGGAAGATCATCGCGGACAACCCACCGACCGAATAACCACGGAGCCGGAACCCACGTTCCGGTCCTACCATACCGGCTCCCCTATGAACGGGGAGCCGGTATCCACTTCTCTTGACTGAGGTTTACACTGTGAAGATCGTTCACGTTCTCCTGACAATTACTGCCGAAACTGGAACGCGCCTACACGGCGTTTTCGAGACTCGGCCCGACGCCAATACCTACGCTCGGCTCCACAACCTGAAGGGCTGGCACGCTCGGCCTATGGTTTTCTGGACCGAGAAGATGTGCCAGCGCGAGATTCTGGCCGACGTTCACACGGTCGAACGGCACGGCGAGGATCTCTAGTGTTCACCCTGATCACTCTCATCATGATCGTTTGGGTTCTGGCCGACAACTGCCGAACCGACGACAAACGCTAACCGACTGGGCTGCCCTCTCTGAGGGTGGCCCTTTTTTTGTCTCTGCGCCTGGACCTGGGGCGCGCTCCCTCCGTCATTCCCTCCGTCGCCCTCCGTCGTCACCCCTGACAAACCAAATACTTGAGAGATGTTTGAACGCTGGCGCGTTCAACCGTCAAATCCCTCCGTCTGAGCGTTCGAGCTCCCCATAACACACACCGATTCGACTGACGCTTAAAGTGTTCGTGCCGCGAACACTTGTTTTCGCTGCGCTCCCCCACTATAATCCTCCGTTTTCGTCAGGATCTTCCACTGACAAGCCGGTTTTTGGCGCGGAGCCTGCGCGGTGCGCGTTTGCCCTGACTGCCCTTAGAACAGTTTATAATGCCCTCTGAACAATTTGGACCCCCTACTATGGAACTCAGGGGCGCACGCGCGCCCGAATTGTTCTATCACCAACGAACAATTAATTCCTGCCTGGCATGGCTTATGCCCATTATTTTACGCTGCATTATTACGTAGGAATCGCATAGAAACAACGTAGGATACACCTTAAAACCCTATAGGTTTACCATATTGGGATCGCTGCAAGTGATTGATCCTAAAGGACTTACGGCATAATTTGCTTGCGTATGGGGGACTCCCCCACTTATAATTCGAGGTCGGTTTGACCACTTTTGGTGACACATACGGTTTTTTGGATCATCAGGATTACATTATGGTAATTTATAATGTTCTTATTCATTATATTATATAAAAAAATATAAAAAAAAAGAAAAAGCGAAACAAAAACGCAAAGCATAAAAATGCATATTTTCCTGCATAAAACGGGCACCATAGGACCGGCTTTTCGATACTACCCCCCACCCCCCATTTCCCGTAACTCATTGATCCATAAGGGTTTAGCCCATAAAAACGCTGCAAATGAACGCAGTTTCAATATGTTTTCTATGTAGTATGAAAGAAGTTTCTATGAGATTTCTAGCAGTTTTTCCAGGCACAGATATTGCCGAGCACTCCCGGTCATAAGTGTTTTATGCACTCCCATGTATGGTGAACACTTTTTTATACATGGCATGCCATTCGCAGGTCGCCCGCTTCGCGGGGAATATAAGAGGCATTTCTATAGAATCTTATACATTTATAATGAATAATCATATAGTTTGAGCCTATCGACGAACATAGGGCGTTCCCCCGAAAAGGGCTACTTTGCAACCCAAAGCGGGCTAACCTGTTGATTCTAAAGGGGTTACGGGACCACTTGACAAGTGTGGTATACTACGTATGGCGGGCTTCGTGCCGGGCCGACGGGTCGGCGCCTCTCCTCAGGACTTGGCGCCACTCGAAAGTTCTTACCAAACTGAATAACTCACGAGACTCAAAAGGTCTCTCATGTTCTGCTACTGACTCCCAAAAGGACTCAAGCTAACTCGTGC